ACGGCAACGCTCATCAAGAAGTACAAGCGCACGTTGGTCAATTTCCAAGAAGATTTCCTGATCCCGTTCATCTACAAGGCCGCATGGCGCTACATGCAGTTTGATCCTGAACGCTACCCATCGAAGGACTTGACGTTCATCCCGACGGCGATGCTCGGCATCATTGCTCGTGAGCATGAGACGAAGCAACTGGCATTCCTGATCCAGACACTCGGCGCACAGTCGCCGCTTACGCCTATCCTGATGCAGGGGATTCTGAAGAACTCTGGCGTGAGCAACAGCGAAGCGATGATCGAGGAAATGAAGAAGATGTCGCAGCCGAATCCGCAACAGCAGCAGTTGCAACAGACTGTTCAGCAGTTGGAGATGGCAAACAAGGCGGCGGACACGAAGAAGAAGGAAGCCGAAGCGCAGAAGGCTGTTGTTGACGCAGAACTTGCTCCGATGGAAGCGAAGGCGCGAGTTATTGCGGCTGTTTCACAAAATTTGGATGAAGACCAAGAAGGCAAGGACTTCGAGCGCCGCATGAAGATTACCGAGGTCCTGCTCAAGAACAAGGACATCGAATCGAACGAGCGCATCGCCAAGATGCAGGTTGCTGCCAAGCAGAAAGAGAAGCAGCAGGATAGCGACTACATTGCTGCGGCATCCAAGGCTATACAGTGAAAGAAAAGATTGTTGCACTCCTGAAGCCTGACGCATCGACAGAAGCAAAACTGTCGGTCATCTCGCTTTTCATCGGCAAGATGATGGAAGTCTATGAGAAAAGGATAAATTATCTTGAGGAAAGACAGCTACAGAAGGGGGAGCAGGGCGATCAAGGCATCCCCGGCAAAGACGGCAGAGATGGCCGAGATGGCAAGGAAGGCCAAAAAGGACAAGACGGCAAAGACGGACTCAACGGCAAAGACGGAAAGCCCGGTGCCAAAGGCAAAGACGGAACCGACGGCGTAAGCGTAGTCGGTGCTGAAGTCGCGCCAGACGAACATTTGGTGCTGAACCTGTCGAATGGCAACATCATAGACGCAGGCAAGTTGCCGAAAGCGAAGGCGTCGGCAGGTAAAGACCGTGTGCATGTTGCAGGCAATGCGTTTCAGGTTACGGTGTCGGCGACTGCGCCGGCCTCACCGCAAATCAATGACTTGTGGTTGGACATTTCCTGATGGCATCGTCATGGGGTAATAGTTGGCGCAACTCATGGCTCAACTCGTGGGGTTCAGTAAGCACCGGACTGCAACTGAAGTATTGGAACGGTTCGTCATGGGTTTCCAAGCCGCTGAAGTATTGGAACGGAAGCGCATGGGTCGATAAGACAATCAAATACTGGAGCGGGAGTGCCTGGGTATGAAGAAGTTAGCGCAAGGTGCGATTGGGACTGGAGCAGGCACGTTGCTCTATACGGTTCCGACGGGGATACGGACTGAAGTTTTGGATATTTGCATAGCAAACACAACCGCAGGCGCGTTAACTATTACTTTGCATCTTGTCCCTGTCGGTATTGCAGTTGGAGCAACGAATGTACTGCTTCCAACGGTTAGCATTGCCGCAAACACATTGCTTCAATGGAAAGGGCAACAAGTCCTGAATGCTGGAGATTTCATTCAAGGGATTGGTTCTGGCGCAGGATTAACGGCAAACATTACAGGTAGTGAAGCGAGGTCAGGAACGTAATGGACATTCAACTTCAGAAATATTACGAGAATCGCCTCTCAATGTGTTCCTCGGACGCATGGAAAGACCTCATGGACGATGTGCAGGCCATGCTCGATGCCACAAACCGTCTGGACGGTGTAACGCCGGAAACGCTGCAATACAAGCAGGGCGAGGTATCCATCATGCGGTGGATGCTGGCGCTGAAGGAAGTGAGCGAACAGGCTTTTCAACAACTGAAAGAGGATGATGCGTCAGCTTAGAGATTTCCGCTGTCACCAGTGCAGCAAGATAACCGAGCGATACCTTGAGGCATCCGAGAACGAAGTCCGTTGTCCGCATTGCGGCGGCGTTGCGATCAGAATCATAGGAATGCCGCGAGTAGCACTCGACGGCACCGATCCAGACTTTCCAGGGGCTTACAACAAGTGGGCGACGGTGAGAGAGGAGAATCGGAGAATCAAAGGAAAGCGTAGCTATCAACAGCCGTGAAGTGAGCGCACACTTGCATTTTGCAGGTCTGTGTGGTAATTTAACCGTATAGCGCCGTAAAAGGTGCGGGAGATCAAAATGGATGAGCAAAACGAGCTTGATGCTGTTTCCGAGCAAATTGAGGAACAGAGCGCGGAAGGTAGTGAAGGTGGGCAAGAGAAGGAGCCTGATTTTGAGATTCCTGAGAAATACAAAGGGAAGCCACTCAAGCAGGTCTTTGAGGAACTTGAACACGCGAACAAGAACATGGGGCGTTACGCCAATGAACTTGGGGAACTTCGCAAACTTTCTGATGAGCTAATCAAGTCGCAACTCAAGCCACAGCAAGAACAACCGGCACCTAAAGAGGTTGATTTCTTCGAGAACCCGCAGGAAGCAATACGTAGGCAGATTGAGTCGAATCCTGAAGTCTTGGCCGCAAAGCAGTACGCGATCCAGGCACAACAGGCGCAGGCAAAGGCAGAGTTTGCGCGGCGTCACCCTGATGCAGGGAACATCGTTGCAGACAAGGACTTCGGTGAGTGGATCATGAAATCCAAGGTTCGCACCGAGATGTTCAAGAAGGCCAATGCGTTTGATCTTGATACCGCTGACGAGTTGCTGAGTACCTACAAGGAACTGAGGGGCGTGAAAGCGCAACAGCAGCAAGCAGTCTTGAGTGAGCCAGAGAAGGCGGCACGCGACAAGTCCCTGCAATCTGCATCGGTTGAATCGAGTGGTACAGGCGAGAGTTCCAAGAAAATCCTCCGTAGGGCCGACATTTTGAAGTTAATGATGAATCCGGCCAAATACCGTGAGCGCGAGGCAGAAATTGCACAGGCTTACAGTGAGGGCCGGGTCCGATAACCGACCTTTAGGAGCAATATCATGGGACTTGGAACCAATCACAGTACTATCACCACGCAAGACAAGTGGATTCCGCAACTCTGGCAAGACGAAGCGATTGCCACTTACATGGCGAAAACCGTCATGCGAAATCTGGTCAGTGTCATGCAACACCAGAAACACAAGGGCGATTCAATCATCTTCCCGGTGCCTGGTCGTGGCGATGCTTCCGTAAAAGCCGCCAGCACTCAGGTTACTCTGATCGCTGACACCGCGACTGACATCACCCTGACCATCAACAAGCACTACGAGTACTCAAAGCTGTACGAAGACCTCGCTGACATGCTTGCTCTGAACGGCATGAAGAAGTTTTACACGAAGGATGCCGGTTATGCGCTGGCCCGTCGCGTCGATGCCGAACTCCACAAAATCATGGCAACCATGAACGGCGGCTCGATTGCCGGCGCTACCAACCTGTTTGAAAAGGGTGTCATTGGTGGTGATGGTACGACAAACTTCTCTGGTGCAACGCCCGGTAACGGTACGGCTCTGACGGATGCCGGCCTGCGCGCTGCGATCCAGACGCTTGAGGACAACAACATTGACTCGTCCGAGTTGAACTTTGTTGTTCCTCCGGTGGTCATCAAGACGTTGCGTGGCATTGCTCGTTTCACTGAGCAAGCGTTCCGTGGCGATGGAGATGCCCTGAAAACGGGTCGTGTCGGCAACCTGTACGGCGTTGAAGTGTTTGCCTCCAGCCTGTGTCCGTGGATTCACGTCAATAGCGTTACCAGCACTCAGTCCGTTACTTTCACTTCGACTGCGCCCACTGGTGGATCATTTGTTGATGATTTCGGCCTGACGGTTGACTGGAGTACTAGTAGCCCGACCGATGCAAAGTTCCGCGCTTGCGCTTTGGTGCATCCCGATTCCATGATGCTTGCAGAAGCTCAGGGTGTTCGCGTTCAGCAACAGTACAAGCAAGAGTACCTTGGCTACCTTGTGACTGCTGACAACGTGTTCGGTACTACCGAGATGCGCGACTACGCTGGCCTCTCTGTGATCGTACCTGCAGCCTGATGAACTAGGGGTGGGCTTCGGCTCACCCCACTTAACCAAAGGAGAACATCATGGCAGATACGATGGCAGTAAGCCGAGTCGAACAAGGCTCGAAGCAGTTTCAAGGCGCGTTTTCGGAGTTGTGGCTTGTGACGGGTACTGTTACCGACCAAGATGCAATCGCTGACGACG